ATTTGATCCGGTCCCACTATTTGTTTCTGCGCTCGTGCTGCTGCTTACAAGTTTTACGCCAGCGCCTCGAATTGTGTCAAAAAGTGCGTGGTTACTTATTCCGCTCCTTCCTTTAATCCACACAAAATCCGGGCTAAAGCCCAACCCCGAAATCGTCTGCGTGCTGCCATTGCCCGTATAGAGCTTCACATCCATCACCGTAGAAGGCTTTGTGACTAATGGCGCGGACAGGTTTGCCGTATTGAGCGCTTTAAAGCCAGATGGTGCGCTATAAGCCCAACTACGTTGGCCGAAGTTGACGGTGTAGTTTGTTGAGGAGCCTCCGTTGCCAAAAGAAGGAAACAAGCCGCCAATTTGATGACTTAAAGCCCCTTGCGAAGTATTGTTTTTGTAAAAGGTGATTGTCCCCGCGTCTGCATTGCAAGCAACCCCGATAACATCTCCGCTGGAAAACGATGCGCCATACGCTTGGTCCAATACACCATCGACGTTCTTCACCCCGGAAGAAGAATACAATACAGAATTAGTAATGGTATATATGTTCCCGCTTGGTCTGTAAGCAGCCAAGCCCAGATTTAGCAGTCCCGCATTTGTCATTACGGTTTCAAAGTACCATTTACCGCTATCAGGTATGGCAAAAGTTGCATGAGTTGCTGTGCCTACTGCGTTTACACCGTCAAGATTTCCATTTGACGTTGTTCCAGCCGATGCCAGTGGGTTCAGCGTGCAGTAGTTGCCACGAACCTCACCCCCCGCCCCAGTATCCGTGCCACTCGAAGTGGGAACGTCTACTAAGCTGTCGTTGCCTGGAGCGACAAATCGGGAATCCACAAGAATGGTCCCGTTAATTTCAACCGCAGCAAATCTAGGCTGCGAAGTAGCAATAGAAGTAAGAACAATGGTTGACAGTGGAGACGAAACTCCTGTTACGGTTACCCAAGTAGCCGAACCAGTAGACGGAAACTGTGACGTTACATTAACTCCGTTTATGGTTATTGTCCCATTATCACTTTTGCCAAAGACTCTAAGCGTAGTGAATGGTATAGAAGACGGAGCTGTCCATGTTGCAGTTGAAGAAGTAGCCGAAAAAGCAAACGTTGATGTTGAACCGTCAAATCCGTTGATACCTGGGTAAGCGGGGTCAAGAGATCCACTCCATCCCCCAACATAATTAACTCCTTGTGAAACACTAAAGTTGTTCGGCGTCCAGTTATTCCCGTTCCCACTAGTGTCCTTCCCTAGTGTGGTGGCGGTGTTGCTACTGTTGTCCTCGAAGGTCAAATGGAACCCATTGGTCCCGTATGAACCGCCAAAGGCTTTCGGGATCAGCTGGCCGGTGGTGGCGTCGGTGGTGGTGAAGCTGCTGGGGTCGAGCGCTTGGCCGTCGATGAAGTAGATGTCGGCTAGGTAGCCGTCAAAGCCTTGCGATGAATTCCACACATACCAACCAATGTTATGAGGTTGCGTGTTGTTGACAGAAAATGTTGCGTTTTGGCTTGGAAAACTTGAAGAGCCAAACGTTGTAATTCTTGCGCCGTTAACATACAGCCTCAAACGATCAGCACTTGTAGCGTTTGTAGTGTCAAGGACTGCGGTAATGTGATACCAGGCGCTTGGATCTCGATATACGGCTGATGTACTTATTTGATTGTTGGTACTACTGCCTGTCCAGCAAATAAGTGTAATAGTGCTTGTATCATTAAACTGAAGCGAAACAAGACCAGTAGGATTCCCACTGCCGCTAGAAGGTCCTGCGCTAAAGAAAGAACTTTGTTTTCCTGTATCTAGCGCACTTCGCTTTACCCATCCAGCCCAGGTCCAGGTGGTTTGTGACCCAGCAGATGCGGGGGTGCGACTGAGATATGCAGAATCCGGGGCATTGAAGCGGAGGGATCTACTAATCTGGTACGGGCCACCTACATCGGCGCCAAGTAGCATAGGCGAAGTAATAATACTCATGACACGTCCAGCAGAATTCGGAAGGTAATTCTAGTAGTACTTTCTACATAATAACCAAGAACATCGACCCGGTTACCTGTTGTGGTCAACGCTGGGATGGCACTTGAACCACCTGGGTATTTCCAGTAGCTGCCGTATGCGAGTGTCCTGCTACCAGTGTTATCTTGCGTAATAACGATGGTGCCACTTTGGCCTGCAATTAGGTTTGTAGGGTTTGCAAGCGTCCTATTACCGCCGAGGGTTAAAGAAAAGTTATTGCCTGCTGCAAAGTTTGGCGTGATCGTAGCTTGATCAACCAGTGTAGTTACATTACCAACAGAAGCGCTGTACACAATGCCGCGCCCATTGGCATCAAACATCATGCGACGAATACCATTAGAAGCAATACCAAGCTGGTTTGCGCCAGCAAGATAAAGACCTGTGGTCAATGCGTTTTCAAAAGTAACGCTTGGGGCGTTTGCCCCACCATCAGGGAACCTGGCGCCAATATTGACATAGTCTGCACCGGCCAGAATTGTGCCGAAGAACGACTGGCCCGTACCTGGAGCAGAGGCAAAAACAATATTGCTACCAACTAAATTAAAACCCGCAACACCCGTGGGATCTGGTTTCTGAATAACCCCGTTAACAGAAATTAAACACTGTTGGGGATTGATTGGAAACGGTACTGGAGTTGCGTTACCAATGGTTAAAGGAAAACTTTTCGTACTGCCGTCAAACAAGCTGCTGATATCATCAACATTCCTATAGCTTGGAAACGCAGTTTGAAGGTTATTGCCTAAGTAAGCCATTTTAAATTTCCTCTTCTTCTATTGTATGCGGACCCAGCACAGGGGGCTGCTCTGGCCAAATAATTTCATCAAGTTTGGCCGTTGCAAATTTTTGAGGCAAGTCTCGTAATTCTTGTCTGTATTGTGCCCAGGCCATGGGGGCAACTGTGCAACCGGAAACTGCAGTCCAGTCAGTTGATTTTAACAGGTAGTTTCTCTTGGCCCGGACAACATCCCAAGATGTATCAGATTCACTAAGAATAATGTCCTCAAAACAAAACGCCTCTAACTTCTCAAGGCGACTAAGAATATTACTTAAAATTAACTCGTAATGTTTGTTTTGCTCTGCTTGAGCACTTTTTACTTCTTGGCTTAAAACTTGAACAGCATTATAAAGAACTTGAATGTCCCCAATAACAGTTAGCCCAGTCATATCAAGATTGCTCCAGGTAGCTGACAGTCAAATCAAGAGCAGTGCCGTAGTTTGCACGGGCTCTAATAATGTCTCCGGCGTTTAAAACCAGCTTACTGGCAGAAATGTATTCTAAAGAAGAGCCTGCAGGAACAGGAGCATTTTTTAAAAGGTAAGTAGAATCGCCTGAAGCGCTTTTTAAATATAGGTCAACGGTCGTACTTAAATTTGTTTTATTAGCAGTCACCATCCCAATAATAATCAGCGTATTAGCGCCAGTAGCAGTCAAAATGTTAGTTGCTGAATCTGTCGTTACGTCTGCTGTCGACAAACTTGATTTTGTAGCTCGTTTAAAGGTGTTTGCCATGTCAGCTTAGAGCAATGATTAGAGCAAGTGTATCGCCTGATGTGGTATCCCCGTTAACAGTCAAGCTACCTTGCACTGTGACGTTACCTTGGAATGAGGCTGAACCGGATCCATCAATTGTAAGCCTAGCAACGCCATCTGTAACAAGGGCTATTTGCTTAAGACCTGGACTATAAATGCCAGTATTGTTTGCATTTCCAAACTTTAAGGCGCAACTAGTTAAGGACCCTGGAGAAAGCTGAGAGTTAACTCCGTCTTCCCGCAGTAGTGGGTATCCACCAAGTTGAGAAGCGTTATGGACGACTGCTACATTCTTCGTAGTGTCGACTGTAACTTCTCCTACTGCACCGGCAAATCCAGCATGTTCAGCTGTAGTGCCGCGCCTAAACTGTACTTGTGTTGACATGTCTTTAGTTTACTTCACGTCATTGATGAGCCTACAAGTGATTCTACTTGCTGATTCCACATAAAACACCAATGTATCTACAGCATTGGCGGTAGTTGTTAAAGTAGGTGCTGTACCTCCAGCAAACTTGTAATTAGAACCGTAAGCCAAGGTTCTACTGCCAGTGCCGTCTTGCGTAATGACAATTGTTCCAGTTTGTCCGGCTGTCTGGTTAGAGGGGTTGGCTAAAGTCCTGTTTCCTCCAAGGGTGACTGAAAAATTGTTGGCAACTGCAAAGTCTGGGGTAATGGTTGCACCGTCAGTTAAGGCGCTAACGGCACCACGCTGACCTGCTGTAAAAGTTTGAGCTAAACCTAGAACTGCAAGCGTACTGGTAGTTGATGGTAAGGTTAAAGTGCCTGAGGCAGTCGCAGATGCAACTAAAGCCGTTGTTCCTGAGGTTGCACCACTGAAGTTCGCACCGGCCGATCCAATAGTCGGTGTTGTCAGAGATGGTGATGTTGCAAGGACATTTGAGCCCGTACCAGTATTTGCAGTAATAGTTGTACCATTAATTCTAAAAACGTTACCGGTACCTGCAGTATCAAATGTTTTATTGGTAAGAGTATCAGTTGTGGCTTTACCAATTAAAGTATCCGTAGCTGCAGGAAGTGTCAGAGTACCTGAAGCCGTGGCAGAGGCGGTGACGGTTGTTGTTCCTGAGGTCGCCCCAGTAAAAACAGTGCCTCCAGTGCCTGCATTAACGGTAGTCGCCGTAACCGCAGTTAATCCTGAAATACTTGTTGCTGTGCTTCCAAGCGCAACTGAAGTGCTTCCAAGGGTTATTGAGCTATTAGCAAGCTGACTATTCGGGATTGCACTGGTACTTAAAATACCGGTGCTAGAGCTATAAGTTAATCCCGACCCAGCTGCAACACTAATAGCACCACGAATGTTTGCATCAGTGACAACAGTATAAGTAAAGGTACCAGTACTTGAGCTGTATGCCAGGCTTCCATAACCTGTTCCAGTATTTGCGGCGGAAACGGCACCCCTAATGTTGGCATCTGTTACAACGGTATAAGTAAATGCTCCGGTTAAATTGTTGTAGCTTAAGCTTCCATATCCAGTACCGCTATTTGATGCAGTAAGGGATGTTAAAAGCGCTACAGTGCCAGCAGAATCCGGCAAATTAATGGCACGGTCTGCTGTTGGGTTTATAACATTAAGAGTTGTTTCAAAGGCATCAGCAGAACTTCCTTCAAAAACAATGCCAGTGCTGTCAAGCGTAATCGAATTGGCTGCCCCAGCAGTTCCAATATTGACTGCGGTTGATGTAATTGAAGACAAACCAGCAATGGTAGTTGCTGTGCCTCCAAGAGAAATAGAAGTTGAACCAACAGTGACGGAACTAAAAGCAAGCTGGCTATTGGGAATTGAACTTGTACCAAAAGCCCCAGTGCTTGAGTTATAAGTTAATCCTGAACCGGCTGTAGCACTGACTGCGCCACGAATATTTGCATCAGTGACAACAGAATAAGTCAGGGCTCCGGTAGAGCTGTTATAACTTAGTGACCCGTAACCAGTTCCACTATTGCTGATGGTAATAGCGCCACGAGCTTTAGCATCTGTGTAATAAAGGTTGGTGCCTTCAGCTAAATCAGTGGTTGAATTACCAGCAAAATCTAATTTATCTGTTGGCGTGTTTACTTCTTGTAAGTAACCGCTAACTAACGCAAGGGGTTTACGGGTTGCCATTGTTCTAGCTCAATTGAATAGGTAGCTCTGGACGAACAGCCAGCTGTGTTGATGCACCTGCTTCACCTACACGTGTAACGAACTGCCCCGCAGTAGATGGAGGTGTTGTCGTGATTGATCCCGCAGAAACCGCTGATAAGAAATAAGGAAGCCCTGGGCTTAAACCGCTTGTTGCTAAGGCTCCACCAACAAGAATATTTGTTTCAACATTAGCGAGGACATTTTCCTGTGTAAAACCCAAAACTGTTGCCTCATCTACTGTCAAATTTGCAACAGCTTTGAACAGTTTTCCAGTTGGAGCGTCTAGATAAACTGCTACACCCGTCGTTAGGACTTCCCCTGCAACAGCACGAATAACTAACTTACCGCCTGTCTGAGCTGGTAATCCTTCTTTTAAATCAATAAGAGCGTCAACTAAGCCTCGATAGTTTGGTGCGTATGGACTACGTGGCATCGCTAGTGAAAGACCTGACATCAAGTCAACAAGCACCTGTAGGGCACCCTCTATATTTGGGTCATACCCAGTGGACATGTTACTTGCTGGTTACTACATTTTATTCTAGATTGTTAAACCCCTTAGAATAATAGAAAAGTTTTTGTTCAAGACATGCCTCCGGAAATTTTAATTGCAACATTATCCGGTGCAGCTGGGGCTTTTGCAGGACTTTCAAGAGCCTTGTCGCGTTTTAACGAACGATTAGACAAACGGTTTAAACAGCTTGAAATGAATTTAGATCGCTTAGAAGACCGAGTAATCAATAACTATGTCCTAAAAGAAGACTTTTTACGTGAAGTCCAGGCGGTACACAACAAACTAGACCGAATTTTGGACCACTTAATTGCAACCAACCAATAATTAAATATTTATCCAGCTTGTCGTCGCCGTGTCATAAATGCACAATCTGGAAGTAGTTTTATCATAGTGAAGCTGGCCGTTCACCGGATTTAAAGGCTTACCTGCTGCAATAGATGCTACGGCTTTAGGTGTCTGCCACGTGGTGCCATCAAAAATTTTATGAATATATGTACTTGATGTGTCGAGCCAACTCTCCCCTTTGGAGAAAGTTGCGTAGCCTGTGGGCGTAAAGTTAGGAGTCGTGCTGCCAATAAAAGTGGGCCCGACTTTTATGAGCCTTGTACTAGGACTAGCAGTGTCATCTGCGAAATACAGTCCAGGATCCCCTGCGTTATTGTTTAGCGCCAGTTCTCCCACACCTAGCCGCACTGGAAAAGGACGGTCATACAACAAGCTGGAGCGTCGATTAAGGATCTGAACAGTCATCTGTTACACACTCAATAGGATCCAGAATCAATTACTACGTCCTGGGCTACCAGTGGATCATAAACCCCGCAATCCACTGTGCTTAATGTAGTTGTGTCCTCTGTTGGAGCTCCATTAAGATAATCACCGCCAGTAAGAATACCCGCTTGAAATTGGAAATTATAATTAATTAACGGTTGATTGATAAAACCAAATCGCGTTCCTGTAAGCTGCTCAGGAGCCACATTGGTAAGCTTGCTAACAATGGATATCATTCTCTGCGTTGCATTCTGTAGAGTACCTGCTCGATCAAGTGCGCCAGTATCGTCTCTACGTATGTCATCGGTCAGCAGCATTGTGATTAGCTGAGGATCAAAATTAGATATATCTTCAGGCTGAAAATTATTTCCGACAACTTCTTTATTACCAACCCACTTTGAACCTTGTTTTATTAAATTTAACCGATCAGTATTTTCTCGAACAGTAGAAATTTCTTTATTAAAGTTCTTATAGAATGCATCAAGGTCATCGCCAACGGGCTTATCACTAGGCTCCAATAACCAAGCTCCGACAAACTCGTGTTCTCTTATATTGTTAATTGCGCAATAGCCAGTTGTAGTTTGCTTATAAGGGTACGCAATAACAAAGTTATTTTCGTCAATAACCTGACTTATTGTGTATTGCCCTGATAAAACATTGCCGCTTGTAACGTCAATTTGTATCTTAGTATCGGTTGTTAAACCGTGGGAGTTACAAGTTATTTGAACGCTCAGATCTCCAGCCTGTACAAATTTTCCTGTTAAATTTAAAGGTTGACTGCCTTCATCGTGTAACAATGAAAACATGGCAGCATAAATGTGTTTACACCACCGTAACTGATAGTACTGTAGGTTGGGATAAGAAGTTGCTTTTTTATCTTTGTAATCTGGCAGCTTATAAAAATTGTTGATTGTTATGTAGCCTAAATCACTAAAGTTGCCTACATCATCCCGTTGGTCAATGAGTTTACCGCTGCGGTCTAAATTCTGTCCGCCTTTTGTTGAAGTAATGGGTGTGACAGGGTACCGACGTTTCAACACTTCGTCGTACAGATTGTACCCATCTCTCCTGGTGTAATCTTGGCAGCTGCACTGATAGCGTACTTCTGTGGTCAAGAAACGCCCAACAGTAAACCCACGATGCGCAGGAACAATTGTTTCAGGTTTATTGTTAACTGTGCGGGCCCCGTAGCTGTCCCCTTTTTGAAAAATAATTTCATTAGTAGTGGCATCAGTACCTGTGGCTGTATAGCCAACATAATCGTCATAACGAAATCCCTTAATACGTCTAGTAACAACTAGATTCCCTGAAGTAGAACCGGAATCAATAGTTGTAACTGTAAAAACAGTGGGCGATGTGACAGTAACTGTATAGATACCGGAGCTAACACTTCCACTCGTAACAGTTAAATTTACCTCATTACCTGTAGCAATGCCGTGGTTAGAGCTGCAGGTTACCGTTACAGTACTGCCTGTGCGGGAATAGGTGGAACTGATTCCAGGATCACGCTCAATGACGCGGTCAGCAAACCGCTCACCAGCAAAGAAAGCAGCAGCTGTCGGTAAGTAACGTAGCCGCACCCTAGTTTCTACCCAACGTAAATCATCAAAATTAACAGAAAGATAGAAATTAACATTACCGCCGGTGGTCAATGAAGCTGCTGCAGTGCAAGTAAAACTATTTTGCGTTACAGAAACAATAGGAAGTGTTGCATCAACCGCAGCACCAGTGGTGAAATTAAGGTAGACACTCTCACCTACACGAAGACCATGATCTGCTTTAGTAACAGTAATGGTCGTCCCTACTTGGCTGTATGTACCTGAAACAACGGGCCCTAGATAACGTACAGCAAGAATTGGTAAACCGTAATCAAAAAAGTTGAAACCGTTACCGTCGCGCATGACAACCAAATGTTTTCCTGTTTCCTCTGCGCTACTAGGAAACATGAACAAACGTAAAGGTACAAAAACACCGGGATACTGCTGAAAGGAGCAGTACATCCGATAGTCACCACGGTAATTACGTTCGTTATAGAACGAGCCTAAAGTTGTTTGAACTAATGTGTATAATTCGTAACCCCGACGCCAGCGAGACCACAGGGAGTCTTTATCGTAGAAGCGGATACGGCTTTTAAATTGTTGGTCCCGTGGCGTAAATTTAAAAGCGTTATCTAAAGCAAAATCTTCTACTTTATTAAAGTCGGCATCATCTAACCCTTTGGAAAAATTAACGTCAAATTTTAACTTAGATGGTTTGTTAAACCCACCTACTCCAAAGGGCATTGCTCTAAATCAATAGTATCCAGCTTGAACGTTTACGTAGAACCCGTTAGTCAAGGCCGTTGCACCGCCTACAGCAACGTAAAGTGCTTGCCCACGTTGCAGCATTAAGCCACGCGCTTTAGGAGAAATAGTGCTATTAGTGCTAGTAAAGTTGTTGCCTGCTTGCACCACCGGATGGTTAATTAGCGGCAAGATGCTATTTAACGTCAGGCTATAGTTCTGGTTATCGTATGTAGACGGAACGCTGACCGTAAACAAGGGATAGAACTGATTGGTATTTGTTACGATCCCTGTATTCACCAAGTAGAAACAAAAGTCAGTTGGTAAATAAACGCTGACGTTACCTGAGGTGGACAGGCTAGAAGCACTGGTAAAAGTAATTGTTGTTGTGGTTTGTGCGGTAACCGTTGCGATCTCATCAACACCGGTCCCACTGGTGTAGTCAACGTAGATCTTTTGACCGACCTGTAAATTGTGGGAAGCAACAGTTAACACGACAGTGGTGCTGGACTGCGTGTAAGTACCTGTTAATGGAGTCTGTGCGTCAATGTAAGTATTGTTACGTTTTGAATATTGCAGCCAGATCTCATCAACATACGCACCGCTGACAGAAGTATCCGTTAAGGCAGAATCAACATCAAAAACTTTTGTAGCATTACCGACTGCTGTTGGGATCAGGCTTGTAGTAAAAGCTTGTCCAGATGCAGTGCTTACAAGTGTAGAAAGGGTTCCAGGCCGATCTACAAGCATCGGCTGTTTATTGGTTGAGGTGCTGGACACGTTGCTCTAGGTGCTCCTATATAAAGTTATTGTAGCGCAGTTGCTTTCTTCAACTGTTTTTTATTCTTTTTCAACTCTAGCCAAAATTTGAAGAACTGTACTTCTGCAGGGGAGTACTGCTCAGGATTCTTAATGGCGTTCTTGACGAGTTTTTTCTTGCTTGTCACGTTGCTTGCTCCTACTACTTTCTTCCATTCTAATCCGAGCCTTCTTTACAGCTTCTTTACGCTTCTCTTTATCGCCTTCTTTTTTCTCTTCTGTAGAAGAGTCGTCTTTTTCAGCGCCGCCTTCTGCCTTCGCCTTAAAGTGCGCAAGTAAAGCTGGAGGCATTTTTCCTTTGTCGGCCATAAAGAACGTAAAATTCAGTACTAATACTAGTTTAGCTGTATTTGTCCGTACTGTCCTAAATTAATTGAGCCTCCCCCAGATTCAGCAGCAATCTGTGCATTTAAAGTATCTTGGTCTTTTTTACGCTGTTCTTCTGCCAGGTCTTTCCCTTGTGTTAGATACTTAGATCGCTGGGCTACACTAGAAGAGTTTATAGGTTGAAGGCTTGCTTCACCCGCAAATCTTTTTACGACCGGTTGATCAGAAGAAGGGGCTGACGATGCTAATGGGTTGCCAACAACGTAATCCATTAAAACTATTGGGGAAGATTTGGAGTTCTAAGTTCTGCACTACCTATCATAGGAAGTGTGAATGCCTGTGGAAGTCCCGTTCCTTCCTTTAAATCAAGACCGAAAGCCTGTCCCGCCTTCCTATTTTCGGGGCCGCGCTTACCGCCTTGAGCAGCGGCAAACTTTTCACCGCCAGTGGCTCCGGGTCGTTCGGCTTGTTGTTTGGCGCCGCGAATACCGTACATGTAACCAAGATTATGCATGACTACCTTTGGTAAATTCCGTTTAAATTGTTTTGCTGTGAGTTCCGCGCCAGGTTGACTGGAGGTAGTGGATCTGCGTGAGATCGATCGACCTCCCGCATGTAGGCAGGATTGTTTAGCTGAAACCGTGGCTCCTCAATACCGTTGTAAGCAACGACATAAGGACAGTGCATTGTCTGTTCTTTACGTTTCATGTTAAACGGATCGCTAAATCCCGCCGTAGTTATACTGCCGTCGCCATACAGGTTCCCGTATTGAACCGGGAAGCTAGGATCGTAACCGGGAACCTGAGCGAACCTCATGACTCAAAATAGTTTGGAGTTTGGTTGACGGCAGCCATCAACATTGCTGTTGGATTAATACTGGATTTTAATTGTGGTGTCTGTAACACGTTCTGCAAATAGTTTGCAAGAAAATCTTGACTTCCACCTTCTTTAGTAGAAGAATCCGGAATAATGATGTAAGTATTGCCTTTAGGTTGTTGTTGTGGTTGAGTTTGCGGTTGTTGTGCTTGGGCTGCAACAGGCATTACATCAGTTAAACGGCCTTGCACATCCTTGGTGCGACCCGTTGCCAACCACTCTAATTGTTGATCAGTTAAGGTCTGTTTGTCCGGAAGCGCAAGATGAACATGGGTTTCGTGGCCCTTATCTCCTGGACCTAATGCCTCAGGAAAAACCCCAAGCTGTTTAGCTCTCCAGGAAAGTTCACCTGTTCGTTGTTTCCAAGGAATTGGTTTACCGCCAACGAAGGCGGGTGCTACGTCTTGACCTTGTGGAACCGTAACATCAATGGCTTGGCCAGCATAATGATAAGAATCGGGAGCGTGACCACCAACGCGACCAGTGCCAAACTTTGGATTCTCACCAACATTCCATCCATACTTCTGAAGGAAACGGCCAACGTCAACAATGTTGCGATCTGCCACTATGCTTCATCTCCAAAGTAATTAGGAGTTTGGTTCACTGCAGCCATTAGCATCGCTGTCGGGTCAACGCTGGAAGTAAGCTTAGGTGTAGAACCAAATGCACGATTTATGTAATCAGAAAGAAAATCAGCAGGTTCTGATTTTTTTCCAGAGGCAAGGATTACATAAGTATTCCCATCAGGTTGCGAGGGTGCTTGCGCTTGTGGTTCGCCAACAGTGCCTGCACCTTTCATCAGCTTCTCAGAAAGCGTCTTTGCAAGTCCTGGATTTGTTTGGAAATAGAAGTTGCCTTTAGGGTCGAACATAATGTCACCCTTTTGTTTATTTCCAAGAAGTGCTTGGCCACGAAACTGTGTTGCACCTTGTCCAGATCGAAAACCCTGTGCCATCTGCGCGGGGTCTTCTAACATCTGTTCAATTTGGCGATAACGTGACCCATGTACTTTTTGCCCGTACTCAGGATTTGTTACTTGTTGAAGGCTGTACCGATCGTTAGCAACAAACTGTTGTGGTGCTTTTACAAGACTTGCAACGTTACCGCCGCTTTTAAATTTACGAGTAAGAATAGTTTGTAAAACACCTAAAGCGTCTTTACCGGGACCAGCTTCCCCAGCAGCCGTAAAGATTGCAGCAGCCTTCTCCTGTGGAGTAAGACCTAAGATTTCACTGGTAGTAGGCATGAACTTAATTTCCTTTGCGTCAACGGAAATTGGTTGCAAGCATGAGGCGGGTGCCAACAGCAACGTCAGCAGGACCAGGGAGAGCTTGGATAAACTCAGCCCCCTCACGATCGAACCGATACCGAGCTTGCTCGGGATTTCGGTAATTGGGAACATAGAGATGGAGAGCTAGTCGATCCGTCTCGTATAAATAGATTGCCGTCCAGGTCTTCAGCGTGTCTCTAAAATCAGAAGTTGCAATCGTACGATCAACGTCACCAGCGATGCTTTCAATACGATTACGGGGGACGGTATTATTATTCACGCTTCCAGTCATGTCAGTGCGTTTTTCAGCCTCATCGCACCGACCGATCTGTTCGACAATCTTTTGATACCAGAACGAATCTTGGATGTTGTTGATAGCTTCCTCAAGACGCGCTTGATCACCAGCGGGGACAGAAGTCAGGTTATACCCCAGGTGCCAGCGGACTTTTGATTTGAGGAAAGTATCGAGTTGCATTACTTAATGCGAATGCGTTATTGGGTGCACTTTTCTTTATACACCCAATAACACAGTAGCACGAGCAAATTAATCACTCAACGCGTACAAGATTATCTTTAAAAATCTCGTCCCAATCAACGCGTTTAATTGCTTTCAGTTGTTCTAACTTTTGGAAGCGTTCGCCATTCATTGAGGTTTGCAGGTCTTTGATATCTCTTGCAGTTTTCAAGCCGACACCAGGGAGTGCATCAGCAATCTGCCTTGCACTGGCAGTGTTGATGTTAATGCGTACATCCAGGGGGAAGGTTTCTTTATTGGTAGGCTTGGCTGGTCTAACACCCTCTTGTTCCAACTGAGCAGTAAGCCGTTCTTCAGTCCGAATTTTTTCGTTGGTGGCTTCCAGGTGGGGGATGAGGTTTTCTTCTTCTACGTAAATAACTTCATCTTGAGAATCCACGCACATGAGGATCCCATCGCCGTGTTTCGAAATAACTTCGACTAGTCCTCCAGTGGGTTTGTACTGGTACAGCATCCGTAAACAATTGATGACTACCAGTACAATACCCCGGTTCATCTAAAAACGCTAGGGCAATAAAAAAGCGGGCCCGAAGACCCGCTAATTTTCTTTTGTTAAAGACTAGATCAGATGTCGTTGCCGCCCACTTGGGAAGCAAAGTCGATGAAGCCTTGGATGTCGCTCCAAGCAACAGCAGATTGGGGGCGAACATAGTTAACGCGGCAAACCAGGTAAGCGGCTTTACCGGCGTCAGAATCAGCTTGCGAAATGTAAACACCATCACCGTCCACAGAGGTGGAGGTGGTGCCGTTCACACTGTACACTTTGAAGGTAGTGTCAGCAGTCACTTTATACGCCATTTGGTTGGCGAAAGTGCTCAGTTTGGCAGCCGAGGTATCAGTCGTAGCGGCAGCAACGGTGTTCAGGAAGGGGAAGCCAGCAGCAGTAACTGCGCTGGTGCCTTCAGCCATAGTTGTACCAGAGAAGGTCAGGTACGAGCTAGCGGCAGCCAGACCGGTAAGTTGGGTGGCGGGGATGCCCAGGGGCGATCCGCTGCTGTCGGGACCCAGGAACAAGAGTTCCGTGCTGGTGCCGCCAAGCCCACAGGTCACAGGATCGGCAGGGAAGCCCGCAACGTTGTAATCCTGAGCAAGAGCGATAGAAGCGCCGTAAACGTAAGCAGGACGTGCACTGCTGGCGTTAACCACCAGGGAGGTGCGGTTGTCCCGCACACGGTCATCAGGACGACGATCGGGAGAAGGAACAGTGATGTCGAAGCTCTTATAGCTGGCTTTATCAGCAGCAAGGTTGCTGATTTTGATGTAGCCAACCATCTCGAAAGCTTCAACACCGGGCCAGCCATACACGCCTTCAACGTTGTAGGAAGAAAGACGGTTGATCTGGTTACCGGGCTGAAGAATAGCGCCAGCGTTTGATTTGTAAGTAGACATTGTTAATTACCTCCTCAAACGATGGTGAAAGCTGCGGTGATGAAATCCTTGTTCAGGTTCGCAAAACCGGCGTACAGTTGCCAAATCAGGATGATGAAGCGGCTGAAGTCGTCGTTGTTGTTGATCAGAACCTGAGCATTAGGACCACCGATGCCCACGCCAACGGCCTGAGGACCGAAGAACAGAGCAGGAGGAGTGGTGTGGCTAATAGAACCAGCACCGTCGCCAATGTCAACAGTGATGGACTTATCAGCAAAGTTGGTCGATTCGAAGAAGCGCACACCTTCAAACACGAAGCCAGAAGGCATCACCGGCTCACCAGCAACAAACTGGGCCTGGCCGTACTGGCCGCCACCGTAGATTGCTTGGTTGGGACCCATGGCGCCCATCAGAGGGTTGCCTTGGCCCATGCCAGGATAACGTGCCACTTCACGGAAACCTTGGTCAGCACGCAGGTCCTTCATGAAGGAAGGATCAGCGATACAACGGTAGTAACCGTCAGCGAACACAGGAACGTTACGCTTGCGGAGTTGCTTGACAACTTCAAGCAAGTCAGTCTTAACGTTGAACTTATAGCGCTCAGAAGCGTACTCAGTAGCAGAGTAGGAGTTCAGAGCAGTGGAGCTGGTGCGGGTCTTGCCGTTAGGATAGTAGTAACCACCTTGGCTATCGGAAGAAGCGCCACGGGACTCAGATTTCGAGAACTCGTCCAGGAACACGCGATCGCGCCAGCGACGATAGTCATCGAGCAGGGTCAGCGAACCGATGGACTGGTGGAACATATTCAGGTTCCCGGTGTCCAGCAGCAGACGCTGAGCGGTCATCAGAGTCTCACGAGCGATCTTGAAGGTGCTCGGGAGGTTGGCGTTGTTCGGGTCAGCAGGGCCGGTGTACTCACGCAGAGACACAAGCACTTTATCCTTAACGATCGAACGGCTGTTGGCAGTACCGATCGTTTGGTCTTGGGTGCGCTCACGCTGAGTCTTGGTCCCAGGGTTACCCCAGAAACGGTAACGGTCTAACTGAACGGTTTGACCAGGCTGTTTGGTGAAGTCATGGACAACGACAGGTTCAGCTGCCATTTCCACAATGTAAGCTGGGTGGGGACGGTACAGCTCCGCGCCCAACAGCTTGGGAAAGTCGTTATCAATAAACATGTTGGTTATTCAGCGTAAGGGTTAGCTGACACCAGAGACTGAAAAGCCTCTATGAGTTCTGGAATTTAAATTCCATTAAAAAAATTATAGCAACAACCTTACTTACCTACGTTATTTAAGTCTCAAGGTTGAATTATGGGCATGCCTTGGCCGCCGATCAAATTACCGGGGCTATAAGCATTGGGGTTCATCATCCCCATGGGGTGGTAAGGGTTGGTTGTTGCAGGCTGGAGATCAATAGTTTCAGATTGGATCTCAGGATTTAAAACAGCCGCTTTAATTTGCTGTGCCAACAAAGCAGCATTTACAACTGCATTTGGATCAGACTTAATATGCTTAGCCTTGCTCTTGGCTTTTTTTACTTTAGCTTTGTCCATCAGCGACGACCTCCTTTCTTAGTAACAGGTTGTTGAATCATACCAACGGGAAGTTGTCCACGTTGCGGCATCATGCCGGTCAGCATCATTTGTTCATTGGCCGTCATTTGATCCTGCGTAACTTGGGCTGCTTTCACGTAATGGTCAGCTAAAACTCCAAGTTGGGGAAGCGGAGAACCAAATTGATTCAGACGGAGATAGCCTGCTTGTAGATCCTGAGGCATCGCTGCTGAAGGCATGTCAGAGCGCTGCCCCATGCTCCCTGGTGAACCAACTACAGGGCCTCCAGTAGTTCCGCGTTGTTCAACCTCTTCTGGTTTATTTGCAGAAGCAACAGCTTGGGCAGCTTGCTGTTGTGCAGGAGCAAGCCCCTGAATAAATGAACCAACACGGCTTCTAATATCAGCCATAAAATTTGTACCCTGAAAATAAAAAGGGGCAGCCTTTGCTACCCCTCATTCTACATTTAGTTATTTTTCCAATAACAGTAGTTTACTTGTTTCTCTAATAAACGGTGTTTATTGAGATTTCAAGTATCACTCCATCACCAGGAGCTTCTGACGGAAGACCTCAGGATTGGCTGCAGCCTGATTCAGATAGCGCCAGGCATTGGCGGGGTCACGTTCGGCCAAGGAGCCAAAGCTATTCCAGAAGTCACCAGGGTTGCCTTGTGCTTGAGGAGCTGGGGGAACCGGCATTTGAGGACGCTCATACTGCGTTTGAGGAGCAGCAGGAGGGCGGCCGTACTGAGGAGCAGCGGCTTGAGGAGCAGCATAACCAACAGCTTCATCGGGCACTGGGTACGGACCGTTAGGACCGAAGAACTCACAAGTGTAGTCCGCCAGTACGTCGGGATCTGTCAGGATCGTCTCGTAAGCGCGGTGCTCATTGGAAAGTTCCTGAAGCAGCGCCACGGCTTCAATCAACTGATTGTTGGTGGTGATTAAAGCGTCTTCAAGTTGGCAAGAGTAGTTATTGAGGATCACAGGTGCATCAGCACCGAAATGATCAATAACTTCAAGACTTGCTTGGCTTACTCCGTTTGCCAGGAGTTGCTCCGCGCTGATCGCCTGCGAAGTTTGGGAAGAGGCGTTGGAGTAGGCCTGGTTGCTGTTGATCCCAGGCGTATAGGTCTGCGTCCCCGCGTTGTTGTACTGGGGAGCCACCGGGGAACTGTAATTGGCCGGGACGGTTTGCTGTGTCTGAGCTGATTGTTGACCCTGGAACGGGAATTGGACGGGCGAACTCAGGAGCCCCACCACCCGATTGAACGCCTCCTTGTAGGGATTCTCCGCTTGAGGAGCCTGGTAAGCCTGCTGTGGGGCTTCCTGGTACGCTTGGGGGTAGGACGCTGTAGGGGTTGATTGGTAATTGGGGACCCCCATCTGGGCCTGCATTTGCGGGGCTGGGGCCACCGCTTGCTGGTAAGGCGCCACCCATTGGGAATTGGTTGAAACCGCCGGTGCCTGAGCCGCCGTTTGCTGCGTCACTGGAGCCGCGTAGCTGATCGGCTGGGTCGGGGATACTTGGGGTGCCGATTGGGTCGGCATTGCGGTATCGGCCTGCATAGGTTACCTCTTTTTGTAGGCTTTCGAGAGTTCGGTAAAGGAAGGGGGTGAGATCAAGTCTCGGGTCCGCAGCCATCGGTAAATTCGG